CCGCGTCCGCTAGACCAGAGAAGCCGGCCTCCAAGCCCTCCGTCGCATCTTCGATAAGAAGCAATTCAGAAAGCGCGAGCTTGGTTTCATTAAGCGCGTTGTTCAGCCGGTTCACATCTCCGCTGAGAGCCTGCGCGCCTTGTTGCGCGCCTGCGGTGTAGTCCTCTCGCAGACTAGCGGCCAGTTCCGGCAGGAGGTCTTCGGCGAGAACTTCGCCGTTCTCAAGCATGTCGTTGAGTTCAGACGTGGTGACCTTCATCGCGCGCGCGGCACGCTGGAATGCACCGGGCAGGCGCTCGCCCAACTGGCCTCGAAGCTCTTCGGCCTGCACGTTGCCCTTGGAGATCATCTGCTCCAAGGCGCGCATCGCGCCGCGCGTGTCGTAGGCATCTAGTTGCAGAGCGGAAGCTGCGATCGAGACAGACTCGAAGATGTCGCGCGCGGCGTCGCCTTCCAGCACCGTGCCTTTGGCCGCTGCGTTGAACTGGGCGAACGATTTCGCGGTGCTGAGAAGATCGAGGCCAAGCCGATCAGCGATGCCCGCTGCGTCGTCGAACGCAGCCTCCGCGCCGCTAGCAGAGCCTTCTACAGATCGAAAGGTGGCATCAATCGCGTCAAATTGACGCTGGGTGCGCGCCAACTCCTTGCCAAAGTTGGCGACCGCCTGAACGGAGAACGCTGCGACGACCGCGCGACCGAAGCGGTTCGTCACGCCCACCATCGCGTCCATGCGACGATTGAAGCGGGCGAACTCGCGGGAGTATCGATCCCCCGCGACCAGGTCTACCTTGAACCGCTCGTCAGCCACGCTCGTTCCTCATCCGAAAATACACAGCCCAGCCGACGTATTCACGCGCGTCCATGTCACCGAGTTCAGCGACCGTCTTCCCCAACTCATGCGCCAGAAAGTAGCGGAACTGGAGATCACGGTCGCCCCTCAGTTTTTTTCAATCTCGTCCTCGTCCGGGTCGCCCGCGTTGATCTTGGACAAGATGAACGACAGAACGTCAGGGTCCACGCTCTTCAGGATTTCAGTCTTCTCGATCTTGCGGAAGACCGGCTTCCCTTCAGCATCCACCAGACGATGAATGAGGGTCATGACCATCGCCTCCGCGCTCTTACCCTCGCGCGAAAGCTCCATGACCTCACCCATCTGAGCAAGGTTGACGGCAGGCTTGATGTAAACCGTCGTATCCCACTGCGGGATGTACAGCTCCTCGGGCTCTGCCGCCAACTTCGTCCGATAGTGCTGCTGAGCTTTCTCAAGCAGACTCATGCAACGGTGGACTCAGTGAGCGCCCCGGTGCCCTGGAACGTGATCGACGCCTCGACCATCCCATCGAACGAACCCGTGCGCGTCACGCCCGTCACGATCGCCGTGCCGGTGTAGTAAATGTCGCCCGAGTCGTCGCCCTCCGGGTACAGGTTCAGCGTGACCTCTGCGCCGTTCGTCAGAGCGCCCTGGCCCGTCGTGTCCGTCTCGTCCCAGAACACGTCGATCGAGCCGGAGAACGTCGTCAGCGAGGACAGATAGGTCCGCGCCGTGTCGCCCATGCTCGTGTCCTCGAGCGTCTCAGCCGTCTCCTCGATGCTGTAGGACCGCACCTCGGCCACGGTGTTCGTGCCCACCTTCACGACTCCTTCGGAGCCCTTATGCGTCGCCATCTTCGATCACCTCCTCGGTGTCTTCAGCAGGCTCCGGCTCCACCGGAGTCTCATCAGCGTAGCGATACCCCTTGCGGAGCATCTCCTCGACTTTCGTCGGGTGCGGGATCACCTCCACGCCACCCTTCACGAGCTTGACCATCAGTCCACCGACAGCATCAGCTGAGTCATGCCGGTGCCATCGTCCATGACGACCTGCACCGTGTAATTGTCAGCGTCGATCACCAGAGCATCGCCCTGCGCCGCGCCACTCACATCCGCCGTGCGGCACATCACCACCGGCTCACTCGTTGCGAACTGCACAGAACCACCCTCGACCGCGTTGTAGTCGTTGTCGAAGATGACCGTGATACTCGACGCATCACCGCCCGCAGGCGTGTAGGTCGCCGGGACGCCGAAATCGGCCAGCAGCGCCAGCCGATCCGCAGACAGCTCAACCGGCATTCTTCGGGGGACGACCGCGACGACGGCGCGGCTTGTCCTCTCCGAGACCGATCGCACGATCCTCGCGCGGCTGGTCTTCGGGCAGCGGTTCGATGTTGCCAGCGGCTACCAGAGGCCGAGCCTCGCGGTCATCGACCACAAGCACGTCACCCGGCTGCGTCGGCTGGCGCGCGATCACACATCCACGGATCACTCGATATTGCATTGATCCTCCCGAGGGTCAGGGGGCGAGCCGAAGCCCGCCCCCGTCCCATCAGCCGTCGTTACCGAAGGCGAAGCTTGCAGCGTGACGGACAGCCACGTCGACCGACTGAAGTGCGACCACTCGCACGGTGCCCGACGTGGACGCGGTGTAGGGGTCCACCACGATGTCGAGGCCGCCGAAGAAGCCGATCAGAAGGTCCGAGAAGTTGCCGAAGTACAGGTTCCCAGCGGTGCCCTGATTCGACACGATGGCGTTGTACCCGTTGATCGACCCGCCGGGCTCCACCACGAACTGCGCCGTGTTGGTGGCCTTCTCGGTCGTCTTCAGGGCGCCGTACATCGCACTCGGCAGGATGTAGGACAGGTTGCCCATCAGCGCGTTCGCGTCTGCGACAGCGGTCTCCAGGCTCACCACTTCCGAGAACGTCGGGTTGGCAGCGTTGAACGCCGTGACCGTGCCCACGCCGGAAGTGTTCAGGATGCCTTCCGGCACACCACCCGAGCCCGAACCTTCGAGGCCAGCGGCGTCGATCGCGAGAGCGATGCCCGTCGCGAGGTCGTCACGCACCAGCGCCTCCACGTCCATCGAGGACTGGATCAGGAGCTGACGGGTGATGTCCGTGTGGACGCCGACCGTGTTCGGGGTCATCGACACCGAGCCGACCGTCATCTCGGACTCAGCGGAAGCGGTGCCTTCGCCGTTGATCCAGCCAGCCGATGCGGCTGCGGTCTTCTTCGGGATCTTCACGTCGCCGGACAGGCCCTGAAGCATCCGAGCGCCAGCGCGCATCACCGAGGATGCGTTGCGGAGCACGTCGATGAAGTCCTGCGGGCGGAAGTCATCCGTGAACAGTGCGGCATCGTCCGAGCTGTTCAGGTCGCGGGTCCAGTTCCGCAGCACCTCTGCCGGGAGCAGGATGCCCTGAGCGGCGCGACCGTACTGCTGGCTCGCGGCGCGGCTGCACTCGAACTCGAACGCGGCGGCCTCTTGGGCACGGCGGTCGGTCGGGTTAGCCAGCGCGTTGATGGCGCGGATCATGGAGAACCGCTCCACCTCCGGCTTCGTCAGGCCCACGTCCTGATCCTCGAGCGCACGCTCCGAGCCGATCGTCTCGAGCAGCTCGCCACGGAACTCCTCGATCGTGCGACCCTCTGCGATGGCCTTCTGGCCCAGGTCGGTGCGGTTGTGACGGGCAGCGAGTTCCACGATCTGCGCTGCATCCTTCCGTGCGGCCTTGCGGGCTTCTGCCTCGATGGCCGCGATGTCCTGCTCGCTCATTTGATGAGCCTCCTGAGAGTTGGATTCCACGGTTACGTGAGGTTGCCCGCTCCGACCCACGCCGACTGTCACATCAGCAGGGATCGAGACGATGCTGGCCTCGACAGGGCGCCACGACATCGCACGATGCTCGCCGCCCTCCTTCTTCATGCGCTTGATGGTGTAACCGATGGAAACATTCCCACGGATGCCATCCAGCACGTCGCGATAGACCTCTTCGGCCAGTGCGCCCCTTCCGAAGCGCACGTATGCGCGGAGTCGCCGCGCGTCGCCGTCGAGCTCTACAGACTCGATCACCCCGATCTGCCGCTCTGGATCGTGATCCAGCAGCAGCGGGGCATGTCCCGAACGGAGGAAGTCCATGTCGATGGACTCCTCCTTGTGATCCAGCACCTCGATGCCGTAGGCGCGCTCGACCGGCGCCTCAGACGAGATGCTCATCCGCACCCGGCGACCTTCCTCGTCGATGGCCTCCGGGTCCATGTGCATCGAACGGTGCAGCACCTCGGTGGTGCCTTCGCGGTCGGCGGGCTCCTCGACGGAGGGCTCTTCCACCTCCGGCTCCTCGACCGCCTCTGCGTGCTTGGCGAACTCGACGATGATCGAGTCCTCCGTCTCTTCGATGTCGACGATGTGGCGCTTGTCCACTGACCGTTCCTCCGTCGCAGGCTCGAACTTGAGCGGCGAGTAGTCGTTCTCGCGGAGCCAGTCCAGAGCCTCGCGGGCCGTGAAACGCTTCGCGTCGAATCTGATTGACTGAATCTCTGATTCGCCTGCTTTCAATCCAAGGATTATATCAATCCCCTCGCCCAGCGCATCATTCATGCGCCGGAAGCCTTGGAATGAATCTGGCTCACGAATCCGAGCCGCGTGCTCGTTGGGATAGGGCCGAGAATCCCCGTCATCGTCCGATTTCAGGGGGTGGCCGTCCGGGAAGAGGTCCGTGTCATGCTTCCCAGACCGGAACTCCTCATTCCTGACCGCATACAGGAACGAATTGACGCGGGCCATTGCCCACTGCTCCGGGGAACTCACGGACGGGCGCACCGATTCGGGATTGGTGTTGTACGCCCCGACACCGCGCTCGTAGACCTGAGTCAGCATCCCCAGCGTCACGCGCTTGATCGGGTTGTCGCCGTACTCCTCGTTATGCTCCTCGACCTTGTTCTCCAGGGCCGTCTTCGTGGAGCCGCTAACCTGACGCTCGTCACTGTCAATCGAGTCGACGGAACGCATCACCCGGTCGGCAAAGGACTTGCCGGGATCACCGCCCCACAGCGCCCACGCGATCCGTCCGGCGCTGGGATACCCCTCCTCGCCCTGCGAGAAACCCTCGCCCTGTTTGTCGACCTCGTGGCGGGCGAAGTAGGACGCCATGCGCTTCACGGTGTCGATCGACAACTCACGACGGTTCGAGATGTCCCGCGCACGCGCAACGCCGATCCGCGTCCCGCCTCGACCGAACTCCTCGCGCCACGCCAGCCCACGCTCTGCCTCCTCGACCATCGCATTGGTCGGCGTGGTGTCGATCTCTTCGCCCTTGTACTCAGCCATCGTCGCCTCCGGTGAGGTCTGGCTCGACCGGCAGCGTGTTGGCTCCGTATGGTTCGAGCGCGTACTGGACGCCGAATTGCTCCATCAGGGACTTGTCCCGCGCGATCTGGCTCAGCAACTCCTCCACGTCCTTGCCGTAGTTGCTCGCCACGTCCTGAAGGGACAGCACGCCGGACTTCAGGCCCATCAGCGCCGCGTTCATCTCCTTCTGGGGGTCCACCCAGTTCCACGCCCGTCCACGGAACTCAGCAGCATCGCGGAACCGCTCGTATTGCCTGACCGGGATGCCGAAGCTGTCCATCTCCATCGCCGATTCGAGCCAGTGGTCGAAGACCGGGCGAATGAAGTGCTCCAGCACGAAACTCTGGAGCGAGCGGTAGTGATCTCGCTCCTCTAGCGCGCCCTGACGGATGCTGGAGTAGCTCGTGGCCTCGAGGTCGTTCGACAAAGACGTGTAACTGACGCCCAGCGCCGAGGCGATGGCCTTCAGGCACGCCTTGTGGAAATCATCGAACTCGTTCGACGGGTACTGCGGATCGAAGCTGCTGAACTCGACGCCCGCCGGGAGCTGATGGAAGGTCCCCGGATCGGCTTCCATGATCGGGATGTTGTCCACCTCGTCATCCGGGACGAACTGGTCGCCCGACTGCGAGGTGAAGAAGCCCATCTTGCTCGCGCCGATGCGCGCATTGACGATAGCGGCCTCACGCAGCGCACCGAGTTGCTTAATCGAGGACAGCGCACTCGCCATCCACGGCTCGCCACGAGTCTGCCCCG